ATATAAATAATAAAGATAAGATAAAACTATTGGTAGCATACAAAGATTTCGTATTGAAGAAGAGAGATGAGTTTTTACCTGCACTAAAAGAACTATTAAATAGAAATTTGAAGGACAAGCAATATTTTGATAAACTCTTGAATGTGATATATAAAGGCTTAGCATTGAATACATCAATAGAAATTGAAACCGAATTTCAATTTATAAGTAGAATTAAGAAAATTCCATATTCTAATGTGTTGAACATATTTAAACGAATTAACAATGAAACAAATGGAAAAGTTAAGTACGACCTAACATCAAAAGATAGTTTATTAAAATCTATATATAAGGATTTTTATGATGCACCTATACAAGATGAATTATTAGTGGAATGCAAGGAATATTTATTTACAAACAGTCCTATTGGTGGAAGAAGATTTGATCGGAATGATTACATTGATATGAGTAATTTACTATTATCGAAGAATACACCAGGTGCTACAATATCATACATAACAAATGATAAAAAGTGGTTAAAATTTATATCTGTATTTGGAGAAAAATATGGATTTAATTGATAATAGTATCAATCATGAATACAAGCGATTAAAGTCGCTTTTTTCTTTGGTTGATGAATCAAAGACTGAACTAGTAGATAACTTAATTTATCAAGCTGCATTTATGAAAGTGGAACTTGATAAGTTACAAGAACAAATTAGAAAATATGGTGCTGTTCAAACTTCAAATAGAGGAGCACAACGTCAGACTGAAGCAGCGAAGTATTACACGAAACTAGTGAACTCATATGGAACTGTAATTAAAACTCTGAACAGTATTCTTGGTACACAAGTAGATGATGGAGATGATGCATTTGATGAATTTCTTAAAAGAGCAAGTGAATGAATTATTTAATTGAGTATTACAATGAAATCGAAAATGGAAACATTATAGTAGGTGAAGAGTTAAAGATAGAATTAGATCAACTAATTGAAGATTTAGATGATCCATTATATTACTTTGATGAGAAACCAGGACAACTTAGAATTGATTTTATTGAAACATTCTGTAAACATACTAAATCACCATTTAATGGTATGCCATTTATTCTTGAACTGTGGGAGAAAGCATTACTACAAACTGCTTATGGTTTTAAAATGGCTGATTCGGGATTACGTAGATTCAATGAAGTTATATTACTTATTGCTCGTAAGAATGGTAAGACTACATTTGTTGCAGGTATAGATCTAGCAGAGTTCTTTTTATCAAGAGGTGGAGTGGATATTGTATGTGCTTCTAATACAACTGAACAAGCTAATATACTTTTTGAAGAGATTAATAACATGCGTGAACAATCTCTGGCCTTGTCAAAAGAAACTAGAAGTAAGAAGAACATCTATCACATTTATTCTCCTAAGACTAAAAATAAGATCAAAAAGTTATCTGCGCAATTAAGAAATAAGGATGGATATAATATAGAAGTTGGATGTATTGATGAAGTACATGAAATGACAGATTCCAAAGTTTATGATGCGATTAAACAATCACAATCAACTAAAAAAGAACCACTCATATTTATCATAACCACCGAAGGGACAACCGTTGGTGGTTTTTTAGATAATAAATTAGATTACGCTAGAAAGATGTTAAAGGGGGAAATACATGATGATAGAGTACTTCCCTGGTTTTATACACAAGATTCAACAAAGGAAATATATGAAGATCCTTCGACATGGCAGAAATCAAATCCGAGTCTAGGAGTAGTGAAACTCAATAATTATTTAGAAGACGTTATGAATAAATCAAAACATGACTTATCCACAAGAGTCACAATGCTTTGTAAACCCTTCAATATCAAACAAGCTGATTCAGGATCTTGGTTATCGTTTGACGATTTAAACAATGAAGCCAAATACACAATTGATGATCTAAGAGATTCATATGCAATTGGTGGTGTCGATTTATCATCAACGACGGATTTAACTGCTGCAGTACTTGTTATTCAAAAGCGAGAAAGCAGTATAAAGTATGTTTTCCCTCATTTCTTTATGCCTAGTGAAGTTGTAGAAAAAAGAATCAAAGAGATAATGTTCCATATGACATCTGGATTAAGAAAGGTTTTGTAACATTAACAGAGGGAAACCAAAATGACTTTAGTCTTGTTACTAAATGGTTCATGAAGATGATTCAAACTTATGGGATACGACCTTTATGGGTAGGATATGATCCATGGAACTCTCAATATTGGATTAAAGAGATGGAAGACCTAGGTTTCAATATGGAAAAGGTCAGACAGGGAATCTATTCATTATCAGAACCCATGAAAATTATGGAAGCAGATTTAAAGAACAACTTTGTAAACTATAATAACAATCCGATCATGAAATGGTGTCTTGCTAATACACAAGCTAAGATTGATCTAAACGGAAATATCCAACCATCAAAACTTAACTCAAAGTACAAACGAATTGATGGAACTGTGGTTATAATTATTGCTTACGTAGTATTAAATAGATACAAGACAGACTACGAAAACATGATATAAAAAAAGACTCTGTGAGATCAGAGTCATTAATAACAAGGCGGTGGTGGAGGGAGTCGAACCCCCACTTGTAAGGATTACTATTAGCTTTTTTATTATTTTCATACTCTCACCGGTGTAGGAGACACCACCACAAGAATTCTCCACCACAACTCAACTTTCGCCATATGCATCACTCCTACTAAAATTTTTTTCAAAGATATAGCAATGGTTATCTCCAGCACTGCTGAAGAAAGTACAAATCTAACCGTAATCACTAAAATAGTTTTTACAGTCCTTGATATAAGTATAACAAATTGAGCACTAATAATAAAGGGGGTAAATATGTATGCCCATATTTAATAGAAGAAAAAAGACTGGATCATTCGATGCACTCCAGTTAATCAGTAATTTAAATTCATTTTACACACCATTTGGTACGAATATATCAAAAAGCGATGTGGTAAAGATATGTATTGATCGAGTTGCCAGTCAATGTGCGAAACTCAAACCAAGATTTATAAAAACCGAAAACGATAAGACAGTAACCGAGAAAAAAGGTCGGCTGTCTTTTCTTTTGAAGTATAACCAAATGAGATCATGACGCCATATGACTTCATATATAAGATAATCACATTACTCTTGTTGAATGATAATGCATTTGTTTATCCTAAGTTTGATAAGGATACTGGAGAGCTAAAAGGTATCTATCAACTTAGACCTATCACAGTTGAAATCATCGTTGATAGTTCAGAGAATTACTTCATCAAGTTCTTATTCGATAATGGAGAGTCATTCATTTTACCTTATGACAATGTGATTCATTTAAGACGACACTTCGGTCAAAATGATATCTTTGGTGGAATTGGTTCAACAGGGGATCATGAAGCAATCCTTAAAACAATATCCATCAATGACAGTTTGCTTCAAGGAATCGATAATGCGATTAAATCTTCTATGCAGATTAAAGGTATTTTGGAGATGAATGGTATGCTATCGGAAACAGACAAGAAGAAGCAACGTGATCTATTCGATGCTGCACTCTCTGAATCAGTTAGTTTAAAAGGTAGTTCGATAATTCCCATTGATTTGAAGAGCGAATACATACCGTTAGAAGTTGATCCAAAGCTGATGGATTTACACCAGAAAAACATCTAAACGGCCAATTAGAAATGTTAGCCTATAAAGATGATGTGATTGATTCAGCTACTGTAACAAAACTATTCCAAAACAATCACGTATTATCTGTTAAAACATATGTTGATATACTAGGTAGAAGTAAGAAAGATGTGATTGATACTGGCTTAGTTGAACTTGAAAACTCATATAGTTATAAAGCGCCAGCGTCAGGTAAAACATCACTTCAAGTAGAATCTATTCAAAAGTACGATAACACAACAGTCACATACGGATACGATGAATTAGGCAATATTACATCTATGGTAACACCTGATGGTACTTATGAATACGAGTATGATTATCTAAATTGACTTGTAAGAGAATACAATCCAAAACTTCAAAAGACGATGATTATGGTCTATAAAGCTAATAACAATATCGGGTTTAAAAAGTATTATAATGGTAATCAACCATTAACAGTATCTAGTACACCAATTGAATCTTATGAATATAAGTATGAAAACTCTTGGAAAGATCAATTGACAAGTATTGTTAAAAGTTTAAATGGGGTTATTACTAGTACAGAAACAATTTCATATACCGGAAGCAACTTCATCGGAAACCCGAGTTCTATTGGTGATAAAAACTTAACATGGTCTGGTAGAAGACTTACAAAAATCACTGAAGCGAATAAAGATATCATTGAATACTTCTATAACGAAGAAGGTATTAGAACCAAAAAGAAAGTCGGAACGGATATAACAACTTATGAGCTTAATGGTTCGAACATTATATCAGAAACAAAAAATGGTACTGAAACAATCAGATATATCTATAACGAAAGAGGATTACTTGTAGGTTTTGAACATTTAAGCAAGGTTTATTACTATGTGAGAGATTTACTTGGAATTATTACAGAAATTGTTGATGAAAATGGAGCTGTAATGGTATCATATACATATGATGCATGGGATAAAGTGCTTGATAAGGAATATACTCCAAATACTGTTGGGGAAGATATTGCACTATTAAACCATTTTGTTTACAAAGGTTATTATTTAGATAATGAGACTGAATGGTATTATTTAGAGACTAGATATTATGATTGTCATACAAGTAGATATATTAGTTCTGATAGCAATTTAGGAAAAGTAGGGGAATATGAGGGTTTAAATGCTTTTGCATACGCACATAATAATCCTGTAAACTTAGTAGATGAAGATGGTAAATGGCCAAAATGGGTTAAAAATGTACTTATTGGAGTTGCTATTATTGCGGCAGTTGCTGTTGTAACAGCTCTTGTTGTCACAAGCGGTGGTACAGCTGCACCATTGATACCAGCTATTTGGAGTGCTGCCCAAACAGGATTGACTATGGCCGCTATTGCGGGAGGAGTATCAGGGGCAATACGCGTGGGTAGAAGTCTTGACAAGAATATAAAAGAAGGAAACGATTTGAAAACTATATTAAAAAATGCAGGTAAATCATTCTTAGCTGGCTTTGGAGATGGGTTTTTAGCGGGTGCAGAGTATTATGCTACAGTTCAAGTATTTTCATTATTGTCCTACAATATATCAGGAGCATTAAATAATGGTTATGGATTTTCATCTGGTAGTTTTGAATTTGGTTATCAATTACCAAGCAAAATTGGAATAGCTATTATGTCATTCAGCTTAGGAAAAAAATTTAGGATAGAAAATGATATGATAGATCAATTACATTATCATTTTGGTACTGGAAAAGAAGGAAGAAAACATAAAGGTAAATGGATTGGACCGGTAGTAGTTGGAATAGTAGCAGGATTTTCTGGAGATGTTTATTAATAGATGAGAGGTAGACTAACATGGAATTAAAAAGAGTTGAGTATTCAAAAGAAAACGATTTAATTGAATCATTAAAAGAAAGTATTACGTCCTTTAAGTTTGAAAAGAACAATATTCTTTTGATTATTGAGAAAGAAATTTCAAAAAATCATTATTTTGGCCCGGTTATTAAAGTGGCTAATAATTTGGATATAATAAACATTCAATCTAACAAAGAATTGAGTTTATTACTAACTCTTATAGACGAAGAAGTACTCAGAAATATTAGACTGATTTGTTTTGAATTGAATGATAATAGCACTCTCGATAAATTCATAGAAATTTTCATTAACACAAAATTTCATAAAATTCCTCAAATGTTTAGAGAAAGCATCTTTATAGAGAACCTCAATCTTTATTATTATTCGGAAGGTTACAGAAATACAGAGGTTTTATATATAAAAAATTAAGAAAGGGCTGTAAAGAAATGAAGTATTTTGTATTTCAGGACTTTAACAGTCCTTTTCTTATTTGAATGTGATGAAGTATATAGTATGATTCTCATTGCATCTAGTACTATTTTCGATGTGAATCAATATTTTATTATTTAAAAAAGCAACTCCGTCCGAATAAAAGCAAAACTCCGTTGGAAATAGAGTAAAACTCCGTAGTGACAAGACATATTTAAAGCATAGGATTGATACAATAAAGCGAATTACCATTCGCCCAAGTAGTATCAGGCCTTTTTTTTGCGCTATATAGGGCCGTTTCTCTATTCGCTCGTCTTTATCGAGCATAAAAGTACACTTGTTCTACTAGTTTTTAAATGTTTCGTTAGAATTTCTACACGATTGCAATTAGAAATACACGATTTGAAGGAAATTTTACATGATTACATAAAATTATTTAAAGATACATTTTTGCACTGCCTCGAAAAGTGGCATACACAATATTTATCTTGACACGTATTTTTTTTTGTGATAGAGTACTAATAATAATAAACTAGATATTGGGAGGGAATTATGAGACAAGCATTAGTTAGAAAATCAACTATTGTTATTTTAGTGATTTTTGTATTTGTAGGCATTTCTATTTTCATAAGAGAAAATGATTTAAAGCCATTAGAAAGAACAGTTGATGTTAATTTATTGGCAAATCAGCAATCAGGAATTGATTATTTAGAAACTTTTGATAACTCAGAGTTGAAAAATTGTATAGATGAATTCACCTACATAGGGTATAAGAGTATCAATGATTTTTATACATTGTGGGAAGTTTATGACGCAACGACGCCAAGTATAACAGATGCAAGATTAAAAATTCTTTCGGGAATTGTGATGAAATAGATATGAAGAGATTGATCGTTAGTATATTTTTATTATTGTTAGTCATGACTATATCCTCATGCAATAAGGATTTTAAAGGTGTTTATAAAGAAAACGTAAGATGGACATCACAAAATAACTTATTAGAGTTTGATATACAAGGTCCCTATAATGAAAAAGAAGGGTATGGTAAAATTAAAATAAATGATGAAATTTTAAATGTACTTGTCCATCTTGATATTGAATTAGGTGGTTGGCTTTATATTATTGATTTCAGTGATTTTAATCATATTATTATGGAGTTTGATATTGATACTATTAATGGAACTACACTAAACTTAATAACTTACTCCAATAACAGTGGTGATTTGAGTTATGATGACTTACAGTTAACAATTAATAGAACTGACTTAAATGAAGATGACTTAGATGCTAAAAAATACTTAAATGCTGATTTTATTAATGAAGAATATGGATTAAATATTGATGGGGGTTATCTAACTTGGTTTTCTCGAAATGGAGAAATAGAATATGATAATCAAGAATTGAATATTAGAATTGAATATTTAAGTGATAGCAAGTTTGAGATTTACGATAACAGTAACAATGAATTCCTTTTTAGTGGACAATATATTTCTACAAAGGAATATATTGAACTAGTATTGGACTCGAATGATTTCTATCCAAACACTTTGAGCTCGATTATATTAGAAATTGTCCAACCTAATGTATGAAAAAAATATGTATAGGCACAATTATAGGCATAACTATATTGGCCATGTCATTTGCTATTTTGTTACTTGTTGATCACTTTAAGTCTCCCAAAGAAATTTTCAATAAAAATATTCAAAGCATTGTGGAAGTTAAGTCAACCACAGATGAAATAGAATCATTTGGATCAGCTGTTGTGATCAGTAATCAAGGAGAACTGATTACGAATTTCCATGTGGTAAGTTACACTCAAAACAGCGAGAAATACATCCATAAAGTCATATTAATTAGACTGTCAACACAAGAGACTTATATTGAAGTAGAAGTGACCACATTTGATGAGTATAGTGATTTAGCTGTTTTAAAGATTATAGTTTCAGAACAGTATAGTGAATTTAAACCAATTGAACTTGGGAATTCTGATAATTTGTCAATTGGGGATATATGCTATGCAATTGGAAATGCAGGTAATCTAAGCATCAGCATGAGTCAAGGTATTATTGGCAGTCCTAGTATAAAACTAGTTATTGATGGTGAAGAAAAAACATATATTCAATCTGATATAAGTATTACGAGTGGTTCAAGTGGTGGCGCATTAGTTGATGAATGGGGTAGATTAATAGGTATCACGACGCTAAGATTAAAAGATAATACTGGTGCAGTTATCTATGGATATGGGTATTCAATATCTGTTAATCAAATTAAAGGATTTTTAGAATCATGAAAATTAAAAGTATTGATACTATCATATCCTATTCAATTGACTAGATGCAAATTTATAATCTGACTGATACAAATATATTACTTTCAGAATGTATATACTATTTTGAAAACTCATTTTCTATAGCTCAAAAGCATCAAAATAAACGTTTTAGATAAGCCATAATTTAAGGGTACGTAATTGTATTAAAATAGATCATGAAACTCGGATTTGATATCAGATTTTGATACGATTCAAACTTATACAAATACCATTAATGATTTATGTGATAAAAATGTTCAGTATGTAAATGGTTTACCAAGAGATGTCTATACATATGGATTAGCAGTGGATTATTCTAAAGTATTGGTCACAATTTATAGTGAGTTTAGTACAATATCATATTATCACTATGGACTTGATTTTGAAAAATGGACTAATAACACGATAGAAGGTACTATACGCGAAAGAGGTACTATCAATAAATATGATGGAACTTGGTAGAATTACGATATGTATAATAAATGCAATTTTTATACTTACCTTAATTGGTTGTGATAGATCTGAAGAAAATACGTGATAGAATAAGAGGTGAAAGAATATGACATACGCAATGACATTAGATAATTCATGGGAAGTTATGAATGAAGAAGAAATGTATGATGTAAATGGTGGTAATGCAGCAATGTTTGTAAAAAATATAGTTGGTTTAGCAGCGATGTTTGCAGCATTGGGAGTTGTTGGTAAAACATTTGGTAAAATACTAAAAACATTTGCCAGTTCTTCTGTAAGTAAGTTTTTTGCTTGGACAGCAGCAAAATGGGCAGCATTCACTGCTACACATGCTAAATTAGTAAATGTGATTAGTACAGCGTTATATGTTACAGTTATAGTTGGTGCAGTTGCCTTAGGTGTCGCAATGTGGAACACCAGAGTATTTTATTAAGGAGTGATTTTTTGAAAAATCTACGAAGTTATTCACAACTGTTTTTAGGATTGATGTTATGGTTCAATTTGCTTGACAAAACAGATGGAAACAATGTCTTATTCTTGATAATGAATATTTTGGCTATTCTTTTTTCAATAGTTATTATAATGGTACCTATATACAATATTTATCAAAAAAGGCGAAGTAAAGAAATTGTTGATGATACAGGTTATTTCTATGCATTAACTCTTTTAGTTTTTTTTAGTGGACTTTTGACAAACTTTTATTGATTTAGATATGTATACTAATCAATAGTAGATTTGAAAGTATTCATAGATTATTATTCAAACAAATGAGTCAGAAACGTACAGATTTCTGACTCATTAAACTATGTGATAAATATGAGAAAATTGTTAAAAGAATAATAAGAATGCATATATTTTAGTGTTGGAAAATAATATGTGAAGAAAAGATTATATAGATTAATTATAGTTTCAATCATAATTACATACATTACTTTTTGCCTGCTACGAAATAGTGAGACACCCCCCCTTCATATAAAGAAGAAAGTGAGAGCATTTCATGAGTAATACATAACATGGCAAAACAGTACAAAATTAATTGAATCTTAAAATTGTTCTAGTAATACAAAAATAACTAAAAAATAACTTTCTGCACAGTTCATAAATTTTGTCAATGGTTTAAGTGAAAAGAACGCTCTAAGCATAGAAAAAAATAAACACGGGGTATTTAGAAAAAGCAACACGGGTTCACAGCACTGAAAATCGAGATAAACACGTTATGGACAAGACAGGGGTTCCTGCCGGATTTTAATACATTTTATACTAGTTCCTGATTACTAAAAATACATACACTTAGATTTATGAAAACAATGAAAAAATTCACTTTTTGTGGTATAAAAAATGCAAAAAGGTACGTCAGGTAAACGCAAAAATGGTTGAGAGGCGTCTATAAAGAAAGCAAAAATGTACGGACACCACATTTATATAAGTAAGCAAAGCGCTTTTCTCAATTTTGAGTTGAGAGGTGCTTTTTTATTTGGTCAATAAAAAATCATAGTTTAGATAGTGAGGAGTAGGCTTTGTGTTGTTTGCACTGCTTGTGTGTATAAATATAAAATGGCTGTTTATATGTTATTTGAATACACACAACACCCCATTTTCAAGCAATATGGTGCACTCGACGCACGTTGAAACTATCTCATTGGTTTCTCAAAAAACACTTAACAAAGCTATAATTTAGGGGTGCGTAATTGTATTAAAATAGGTCATACAACCCAATATTTTGACCTTTTATATAACTGGAAAGGATTTTTAAACGAATATAAGAAACATACTAAGTTAAAAATTAAGTAATAGGAGTAGAATGGGATTTGAATTTAAATATTCAAGTCTTTTTGTATATAAATACATATAATGGATATAAAAATTATAAAAAACAACAAAAATGCAGCATAATGCTCAATAATAGGACATATGTGCCCTATTTTTCACTAAATATTCATGGTAAGATGAAATCAATAAAATAACTATTGGAGAGGGCACCGTGATATATTTATATAGATCAAAAAACACGATCAAAATGATTATATGGTAGACTATCCAATAAAGAAATTGCTAAATCATCTAACAAGAACAGTAATTATTTAATCGATATTAAGATTTAAAAATATAAATGCAGTCACACTTTAAGTTTATGTTCAAGTGAGTTAATACGATATGGGGACCCATCACAGGTCTACGGTGGAAAGGGATCATCAATTAGAAGTATCATATCAGTTAGTTCGCGACTAACAATATTGATTATATGTAAAATCTATATGAGAAAATGATTGAAGATAGTAGGAAATAAGTGATAGAATAAGAGGTTAAATCATATGACATACGGATTAACTTTAGATAACTCATGGGAACTCATGAGTGAAGAAGAGATGTATGATGTTAATGGAGGAGGAGCCGTAGTATTATCAATCCATATCTCAGCTGAAACCATTGGTGCAGCTATTGGAGCTGGGGTAGGTGTAATTGTTGGATATGGAATGGCTTCTTTGGCAGCCTATTTAACTTTAATCGCGAGTA